ATAGTATGATGTTCTTGTTTGGTACTGAAGTAGACTATGTAAAGTCTATTGTAGGAGCAAACTTTGAGATACGTAACCCTAATGCACAATCAGCATGCGGCTGTGGTGTTAGTGTAAATTTTGATATGGATAAACTGGCTGAGCCAGCAATATAACGGAGCACAAATTTAATGGCAAAACAAGATGTAAACATCGGCGTAGAAGGAAATGATGGCACTGGAGATAGTATCCGTGAGTCGTTCCGCAAAACAAATGAAAACTTCCAAGAGCTATATGCTGTATTTGGTCAAGGTGGCCAAATTAGTTTTACTACGTTAGGTGACAGCCCAGATACAATACAGTCCGGTAAAATAGTTACTACTAATGGAGATGGCACTGCTATTAACTACAGTACAATAGGCAGTAACAGTGATTTAGATGCTACAAAAGCTGATAGTGTTAGTGTTGATGTAATTAGTGTTCCAGGAAAAATTATATTATCAACAGCATTTAGTGCTATAGTTGATGACGATGTAATCCCAACATTGGGCGGACATGTATCAGCAGCTAACTTTGCTATTGCTGGTGTTGCAATTAGTGATGCTGCTGCTACTTCCCTTAACTCGCAGCCAGGTAGAAATGGAAGTCTTAGTTACACTATTGACGATCTAGTAATTACTAAAGGCTATGCTGATAGGCGTTATATTACTAGCGGACTTCCAACTCGTGTTGCTGCTGAGCCAGCAACAAATACACAGTACACATTAGCTGTAACAAGTTACATAGACGGCAACTTGTTTATTAGCGGACACGGGTATGACAGTGGCGCTAACGGCACAGGCTTTGTATTTACAGCTGAAGACACTGACCCTACAGGTATAACAAGCGGAACAACATATTACATTCGCTACGTAACAGCAGACCAACTATCATTATTTGCAACACAAGAGCAAGCACAAACAGAAAGTGCAATTACTGCTGCGGCAACTAAAATATCAGTGTCAGGCACTATTGCAGCAGACGATAGTCACACAATAGCAGACGCAGGATTTGATAAAACACTATCAGGCAACTTCCTAAGCGATGTTGCGGTGCCTAGAAAAAGTGTTGTAAGGCGCCAAGGTGATTCAATGACAGGAGACTTTTTCCTAAGTGATCATCCAGGTGACCTAGCAGGTGACGGTACTCCAAATGGTCCAGAAGATCTACAAGCAGCTACAAAATATTATGTAGACAATACTGCATACTCAAGCCCAGAAGTATTAAATGTTAGTACTATAGGTGATGACACTATGCAAGGTGTGCCAAACGGTAAAGAAGGCACGTCACTCACATACGCATTTAAAACAATTAACGCAGCGGCACGTAGAGCAGCAGAATTAATTAAAACTGCGCCAGAGGAGCCGGGTCCGTATTTCCAAACACTTACCCATTCAAACTTTACTACAGAGGCTACAACGATTGCAGCAGGTGTTGAAAATGCAGTTAATGTAATTACTAGTGCAAATTTAAGACTAAACAAGCAATACATAATTTCAGAAGTGTCAGGATTTCTTGCATTTAAATATCCAAACTTTACTTACAACGTAGGCACTTGCGAACGTGACTTAGGTTTAATTATTGATAGTTTAAGACTTGACGCTGAACGCGGCAACAATGCAAACTACTTAACAAGAACAGCAGCAGAACGTTATTATTCTAGCGTTAGTGGTAGAATTGCTATTACTTCTCAGTTAGAGCAAACAACTGATGCTTTTTCATTCTTGGGTGGGTTAATTACTAGTTCGCTTTTACAAAATTCATTGTATCAACAAAAAGCTGTTGCAAGCATTGTTGTTAAGACAGGTGCTACTCCTTCGATAGTTACTACTACAACTCTACACGGTTTAGTAAGTGGCAACCAAGTAGTGTTTGACAGCATTGCTGGTATGACAGAAATTGAAGACAAAGTTGTATATGCAAAAGTAACTAGCACTACACAATTTGAACTATTCACAGATGCTGCATTATCTATAGCATATGATAACAGTACGTTTACTCCGTTTGTAAGCGGAAACATTGGCCTAAGATACCAATCTAAATTTGTGCAAGACAAAAGTCAAGCACAAGCATGGGACGGCGATGTAGGTGGTGCAGAACCACTCGGAGCAGCAGCAATTACTGCCAACGTCACACTACTAAACGATATTATTAGCGATATTACAGAAGGGGTTGATGTATCGTTTGGTAACAGATATAAATTACAACTTACTAACGATACCGGTGGCGAATTAGATCAAACAAATCCAGATAATACAGATGCTATTCCTGGTAAAGTATTACGTGGCAAGCGCACAGGCGCAATAGGACGTATTATTACGTTCACACAAGATACTAATTCAACTATATTTTATATGCAGCTACTATCACCAGTTCAGTTTGATGTTGGTGAAGAAATTGAAGTCGGTAACTACGTAAAAGCAAAACAAGTTCTTATTAGAGTTGAAACTGGTATATATGAAGAAGACTATCCAATTAAACTTGCTAAAAACGTATCACTTAAAGGCGACGAATTTAGACGAGTAATTATTCGTCCAAAGCGTAGAACATCACAAAGTGTATACGCTAGTACGTATTTCTATAGAGATGCAGAGTTTGACGGACTAACACTGCAATCCACTGGTACTCCTTTTGTTAACCAAGTTGGAGTTACACAAGGATACTTTGGACGTCACTACTTAACTGATAATACAAAACCAGCCAACGTTGGAACAACATTTACTAACCTCGGCAAGTATGAAAATGCTGCCGCGATTATGAAGGCTAACAAAGAATTTATACAAGACGAAGTAATCTTTTATATTAACAGTACTTTCCCTGCACTAACATATGATGAAGCAAAATGTCGTAGAGACAGTGCGCTTATTTTAACAGCAGTTGGATTTGATGTAGCACTAGGTACTAATTATAATAGTGTAACAGCAGGTCTTGCTTATCAACGTGCAAACGCAGTAAATGCCATCGGTGCACAGGGTGTTGCAACTAACGCAGCAATTACATTCTTAAAATCAGCAGCAGCAGCTTTGATTACAGGCAATGGCGGAACTGCTGAAGGGCAGACGTTGGCCATAACTAGATCAAACGCAGGCTTTGATGAAATACTTGATATCATTGCTAATGGTGTTGTAAGTACAGACACAAGTGCAGACGCTTTAGTATTCCCTGCACCAACAGGTGGCAGTGCAAACAAAGTAAATGCATCTGCACAGTTACAAGCAAACAGAAACTTCCTTGCAGCTGAAGTATTGGAATACATTAACGTAAACCATAACGCTGTATTTGATACAATGAACCAAGCTAAGTGTTCAAGAGATGTAAAATACATTGTTGATGCATTAAGCTATGACGTACTATACGGCGGTAACACAGGTTCTGTAACAAACGCACTAGCATACTTTGTAGGTGCAGCAAGTCAATTAGCAGCAGGGCAAAAGGATGCTACAGTAGGAGCATATCAGCACTTAGCAACTATTGCAAGTCAAGTTGTTACTGAAGCAGCAGTTACTAATTTACAAAGTGTAGTATCACAGGATACAACAGGTACAGCAGCAACTTCTACTGAAGCTACTGAAGTTGACGGCTTAGTACAAATTATTGAAGATGTTATTACAGCAGAAACCATAACAGGTATAGCATCTACAGTAAATCCAAGTGTAACATGGGCAGCAAATGAATACAAGCTAGGACAAGCAGGCATTGTTGCAGGCGCAACAGCTACTATTAATAATGTCATAACTTACATTGACCTTACATTTAAGAACTTTACATACAACGAAACAAAGTGTCGCAGAGATACAGGATACATTGTTGACGGTATTGTAAAAGACTTAAAATCAGGTGGAAGAGAATTTGCATTAGAGAATCAAGGTCAGTATTGGTCAGGTTATGTAAGTAGCGGATTTAGTGGACAAGAAACACAAACAACAGCAGCAATACAGCACATTAGTACACTTGCTGGATCACTATTATTAGGAACTGCTCCTACAAAGAATGCAGGTACAAATTTTGATCCTGACGTAACTATAGGTGATACAGAACCAAACTGGGCAGCTGGCGTAAGTTATCAACAAGGTGATTTTGTACAAAAAGGTGCAGTTTATTATAGAGCATTAAAAACTCATGTATCAAAAGCAAGTGACGAAGGTACTGATATTTTAATTCCGGCAGAGTATCTAAAGTTGCCTGATATAACTTTATGGAAGTTAGTAAGTAGCAGTGTTAATATAGTAGGCAAGCTAGTTGATACAGTAACTTTTGCATTTAATGCAGCATACAATCCACCAAAGCGTAATGACGCAGACGGCATGGATGTATTCTTAATGGACGATGCAACTATTATTCGTAATGTGACTGTTCAAGGACACGGCGGATTTATGTGTGTGCTTGATCCAGAAGGTCAAATTTTAACTAAGTCTCCATACATTCAAACAGCATCGAGTTTTGCTAGAAGTGAAAATAAGAAAGCATTCCGTGGTGGCATGTATGTTGACGCATTTGCTGGTAATATTCCAATACGTGTAAAACAAAATTCAGGTAACTATACAGATGCAAACGGCACTATTGCGTTAAACGCATTTACACTTTTTGTAGAATCACAAGATGTTGGTGGCCAGGGACAAGGCTTAAAATTAAGACTTCCTGAATTGCCTGCTCCATTTTATTACAGAGGACAGCGTTATCAAGTTACAGCTATATCAAACTATGATAGTTCATTAGGTAGAGCTGTTATATATCTTGACCCAAGTTCAAACGCTACTAACGGTTGGAACTTTACTGGCAGTGATTCTCCTGGAGATGCAGGACACAATCAAGATGATACTATCCAAGATATCTTCTTACAAAGTGCTGGTAACAGAAGTATACTAGGCAACGACTTTACACAGATTAACGACTTAGCATACGGACTTGTAACTAATAACGGTGCGTTCTCTGAGATGGTTAGTATGTTTACATATTACTGTCATGCAGCATACTATGCAAGTAACGGCTCAGAAATTAGATCGCTTAACGGTTCTAATGGCTACGGTAACTTTGGCTTAGTTGCTGAAGGTGCTGATCCAAACGAAATTCCAGATCAAGTTACTACGCTAAGAAGTATGGTCCAGCCAGTTAAGGCATTTACATATGGCGGATATACTAACGCAGCAGATGATACTAGTATTACACTATATGACTTTAAAGAAGCACCATTAAAGAACGCTTTTATCTATATTGATCACGGTGGCGTAACTGGTGCGCTAAACTATAAGATTACTAACGTACAAAACTTATCAGATCTAGATAACAATGGCGCACCAGGTGATACCGGGTCTGTTGTTGTAACTGGTTTAGAAGCAGTAGCGTTTAGTTCCGGCACAGTTGGGTCTAATGGCACATATGCTAGTGTTCCACAAAAGTCTAGTACTGGTGGTGGAACCGGCGCCATATTTAATATTACTGTTGCAGCAGGTGTACTTACAATTAGTTCAATAGGAAATATTGGTAGCGGGTATGCACCTGCAGATACTATAACAATTGGTGGGGCAACCATTGGCGGAGTTGATGTTACTAATGACGTAATATTAAGTATAACCACATTGTTTACAAACACTGCTGGTACATTTAGTAATAACGTTTATAGACTTACTATTCAAGAAGCAGGATCTAATTTAGATTACTTCCCTGCACTACAACTTGGCGTTTCGATGGACACTGTTGTTGAATACAGACATGGCGAAACTATAATATTTGATGGAGTTGACACACAAGATATTACAGAGCGTCCAAGCACAGCCGTAAACTTTGATGAAAGTGACACTGTTACATATAGAAGTACAGGATTTACTGGTACTGATGATCAGAGTTTAACATTACAAGCTGACGAAATTAAAACAGTGTTTGATGACGATTATGCATATGTTGTTCCTACAATTGATTTTGCAAATAAAGCAGTTAGTGCTCCAACCGGCGGCGGCACACTAGGTAACGCAGTAACAGATACATATCTAGCTATTGAAAAGTTAAATGCTAAAGATGCTGTACGTATTGTACAACAGACTACTGATGCAACTAACCAAACAATTTTAAATCCAGGTGATGGTGGCTATGCAGGCGGTATGATATTTACATACGGTGGTAGAACACAACGAGTTCTTAACTACGGTCCAATGACATACGGTGCTATTACTGCTATAACAAGTGCAAGTCCAGTAGTAATTACAAGTGCAAGTCACAACTTATCAAACGGTGATAAGGTTGAATTTGATTCAATAGTTGGTACTACAATATTAAACGGAACAGCGTATTGGGCCGGTAATGTAACTACTGACACATTTGCTCTTTATACTGATTCGGCACAAACTTCTGCATTAGATGGTGCATTGTATCCAGCATATGTAAGTGGTGGCCGTTGGGTAACTACTGACAGTGTTTGGTATATACAATCAGTATTTGTTGCAGGTACAGACGTTAATGGAGTTGCAAGTGCAGGAATAAGACTTAGCCCAACAGCAACTAGAACTATCCACTGTGGACTTATAGCAGGATCAACTGCTGAAATTACAGTTGCTATATCATTACTACGTGCAACAGGGCACGACTTTACAGAGATTGGTACAGGTGGATTTAACACAAGTAACTATCCAAATGTGTTGTTAGGAAAACCAATTGGTGGATCAGCTTCTAAAGCTGGGCCATATACAGCAGCAGATGATGCAAGTAAAGCACAAGTATGGGAGCGTAGAAAAGGTAGAGTATTCTTTATCAGTTCAGACAACGATGGCTTCTTTAGAGTTGGTAAGTATTTTGTTGTAGACCAATCAACAGGTAGTATTACTTTCGCAGGCGATGTTGGTATTTCAAGAGCAGCTTCATTAGGATTTAAAGAAGGTGTTACAATTGACGAGTTCTCAAATGATGAATTGTTTACTGACTTATCAGACACAGCAGTACCTACAGAAAAATCAGTTGCTAACTACATAAGTCGTAGACTAGGACACAATGGCAGTGCGCAACTAACTGGCACAAGTAGATTTGCTCCAGGCTTCTTAGCACTAGACGGGTCTACTCCACTAGAAGCTAACTTAAATGCTAATACTAAGCAGATTAAAAACTTGGCTGATCCAACTGACGACAACGATGCAACTACTAAAGATTTTGTTGCGCAAGCAGTTAGTAACTATGACGAACTTGATGATTTAAGAAACGTTACAATCCACTCAGTGTCAGATGCTAATAAAGCAAAGCAAATTCTTACTCCAACAGGTAAGCGTAGACTACTAACTGATCCTGAACTATCTGGTTTATTTACAGTTGGCGGAACTATTACAGATGGTACTGCACAAGGTACAGTAGTAGCACTTGAATCGAGAGTTGATAACGTACTAAACAAAAACGTAAGAATTATTACTTACACGCTAACAACTGTTGGTGAATTTAGTACAACAGCAAGTCCAATCAACAACGGTGTTGTTGGAAGTCCGGGCTCAACAACAGCAATAGTATTAGAAAATCCAGTAGATGAATTTACTAACGCTTTTGAATCAACTGCTAGTGATATTAATATTACTGTAAACAGATTAGCATCATCTACAGAGATTGATTTACAGATCGAAGCACAGGCTATTATTAACAGTGATGTTAATAATGCGGCAGCAATTGCACAAAGCAAACTTGCAATGACCATTGCAAGTACAGCGGCAGCAGCGCCAACAGGCACAGCAGCACAAAAACAAGCAGCAAGCGGACTTGCAAGTTTCGATAGTGCAAACTTTGAAATAACAGACGGCTTTGTTGGTATTAAAGCTGGAGGTGTTAGTTATGCTGAACTTCCACAACAGCCTACTGATAGTGTTCTTGGACGCAATGCAACTGGCACAGGCGTAGCAAGCGCAGTATCATTTAGTACTGTTGTTGCAGAAGGCGGTGGTTTAGAAGATAGCGACTTTGCATCAGTACTTGCGTATGGTTCACCTACAAGAACTGCACCAGGGTCTGTGCTTATAAAAACAGGAGCGGGCGCTTATAACACTAGTGTTATTTCATATGAAAACACAAACACTAGTATTGCAAAACGTGACGACAACGGTAGACTTCAAGCAACAGCACTTGTAATTGGCGGTACAAGTACATACGAAATATTATCTGAATCTTCAGGCACACTATCATTTAAGACTCCTGGACAAGGTACAATCTTAACAGCAAGTGGTACAAGTAAGCCGCAACTAAACACCGGTGGTAACATTAAAGTTGGTGATATGGCAGTTGCACCAACTGAGAGTAATTTCCAACTTAATAGTAAATATGGTAGTGTAGGCGGTGTAGCAGACGGTACTGTTGAAAATAGTGCAATATCATCACGTTGGGTGTACACTAGCTTTATAGAAGCACCAAACGAGAAGAACGGAACCGGTACTGGTATCGGACTTGGTAGTAAAACTGGATTTGATGCTGGCGGTAATGATACTATTACGTTTGTTACTAATGGAACTTATAAAGCCAAAGTTACAAGTGCTAGACTTGAATGGGTTGGTATTGCTGGTGGTAGTATTAGTGGCAATGCTGCAACTATTACAGACCAAGCAAACTCAGCTACAATTGCTGCTACAAATGCAAACACTGCTAGTCGAATCGTACAACGTGACGGAAGTGGAAACTTTAGTGCTGGTACAATTACTGCTAACCTTACAGGTACAGCAAGTGCATTGAATGGTACAGCTACTACTACAAGTATAACAACAGGCGCAGCAGCAACAGCAGGTAGTATTACAGGTAACTGGAGTCTAACTACTGGTTCACGTATGCAAGCAACTTATGCGGATTTGGCGGAGTATTACGAAGGTGATACTGAATACGCTGTTGGCACAGTTGTTGTGTTTGGTGGCGACAATGAAGTTACTATTAGTACAGAGCATAAAACAACACGCATTGCCGGAGTAGTAAGTGATCAAAGTGCATACACAATGAACGCTAATTGCCCAGGCATACAAACACTAGTTGCACTTCAAGGTAAAGTTCCAGTAAATGTTATTGGTCCAGTTGCTAAAGGCGATATGCTAGTAGCAAGTTCAATACCTGGTTATGCAGTAGTTGATAATGATCCAAAAGTTGGTAGTGTAATTGGTAAAGCAATTGCAATTAAAACAGATAGCGAACGTGGAACTGTTGATGCAGTAGTAGGTAGAGTATAAATGATAAAGCAAATAAATACACTAAGCGAGGACACACATGACAAATAGATATCCACTTATAGTTGATGCAAGTGACGGCAATAAGATTAAAGAATTACCAAGCGGTGACAATCTACAACTTACAGGTAGTGCAATTACTGGAGTAACGGATGTAACCGCAAGTGGTACTATTGCTGGCGGAGTACTAAGTGCTACAAGTATTAAAAAGGGTGGCACAGAAATTGCTACTATTGCAGTAACAGGTGCATGGACCGATGTAGTAGGTAGACCTACTCAGTTAAGTCAATTTACTAACAACTTAAACTTTTTAGTACCCGGAAATAACATTAGTATATTAACTAATGATTCAGGGTATTTGTCTACAGTTGCATTTGGTGATTTAACAGGCAAACCTACTACAATAGCAGGGTATGGCATTACTGATGTAGCTTCATCTGGACAAGGAGCGTTGGCAGCTACTGCAATACAGCCAGGTGACAACGTTAGTAGATTGTTTAACAACTCAGGGTACTTAACAGCATCGGATATACAAAACGGCTTAGTCACAATAGATGTTAACAACACAGGAGACTTAGTCGGTAGTGTGTTTGCTGATGATTCAACTGTGATGATTGATAGTATACTAGCAGCTATAAATTTAGATGGCACAATAAGAGGCCATGTAACTCCTTATACTGCCCAGCATAATCTTTGGGACTTAGGCACAAGTGCAGTACGATTTAAAGATGCATACTTCCAGGGCAATGTATCTGTAGGCGGAGCAATAACAGGTTCGCTAGCGTTCTCCAGTCTTACCGGCACACCAACTACACTTGCAGGATATGGCATTACTGATGCTATTGCCGCAGGCGGCACAGTAACTCCAGTAAGTGTTCATACATTAACAAACAAAACTATTAATACTGCAAGTAATACTATTACTATTGTTGAAGCAGATATTAGTGACTTAGGTAGTTATCTAACAAGTACAGGTGTATTAAGTTCACATTCAGATGTACATACTGCAACACCAACAAACGGACAAGTACTTACTTGGGACCAAAGCAATACACGTTGGGCTCCTGCAGCAGCTGGTGGTGGAGACTCAATTGGTAACTTTACACTATCATCTAGTGTTATTGATACTGACGATAGTAGCGGAATAGTAATTACTCCAGCCGTTACAATAAGTAGTGATTTACTTGTTGAGAACGACTTGCGTGTAACAAATACTATATATGCCGATAGCTTTGAAAGCACAAACTCAGGCGTTCCTGAAATTAGAAGTAGTTCAAGAATTGAGCTTATTGCTGAAGATGCTGTTGTGATTACTAAGAGTCCAATAAGACTAGCTGCATTTACAACTACAACAAGAAATGCTCTTACTCCAACAAATGGCGACACAATTTACAACAGTACAACTAACAAGTTCCAAGGCTATGCTGGTGGTGCTTGGGTTGACCTACACTAAGGATATCTAAACGTGAGCGAAGTAGAATACATTGTATCATTAAAACGCGGCGTCGATGCGGATGCATTTAATCAAGAGATGATTGCATCTTCAGGGGCTGCTGCTATACCTAATAGAACAGTTGATATTGCTGATGCAAGAGAGTTAAGTGTAAGACTTACACACTATTCTCTAACAGCAGCCGAAGCCGAATCATTAAAAGCCGATAGTAGAGTTGTTGATGTTGAAATACCTCCACAAGATCGAGACGATGTTGAAATTGGTCACGACTCTTTGCAAGAAGCAACATTTACCAAGACGACTGCCGATAGCGGAGATTATCGAGACTGGGGTAAAATTAGACACAGCTATCCAGGAAACGTATATGGTGCAGGCAGTACTACATCATTAAATTTTCCATATGCATTAGATGGCACAGGAGTTGACGTTGTAATACAAGATAGCGGAATACAAGTTGATCATCCTGAGTTTAACGATGCAAATGGTGCATCAAGAGTACAATTATTAGATTGGGGACAATACAGTAGTAGTGTTACTCAAAGTGCAAATCATTATAGAGACTATGACGGCCACGGCACCCATTGTGCAGGAACAGCCGTTGGATTGAATTATGGTTGGGGCAAAAATGCAAGAATATATTCACAAAAACTTAGTGGACTAGAAGGAGCAGGTGATAGTGGTACTGGAATTAGTATTACATATGCATTTGATGTTATTACAGCTTGGCACAACGCTAAACCAATTGATCCAATTACAGGGGTTAAACGTCCTACTATTGTTAATATGAGTTGGGGATACAGTTCAGGTTATACGCCAGGCAATATCACAGCCTTTACCTACAGAGGAGTAACATATAATTCAGGCAATGACGGCGATCTTTTAAATTCAGCTAATCAATTATCAACGTATGGATTTTATCAATATCTTACAAGTAGTGGGTATAGAATTCCACTACGAGTAAGTAGTGTAGATACAAATATACAAGAAATGATCGATGCCGGGATACATGTATGTGTTGCAGCAGGTAATAATAGATTTAAAGCCGATCTGTCAGATGGCCTTGATTACAATAACACTGTGTCGACACCAAGTGTTCGTAGCTACCATAGAGGTAGTAGTCCTACTGATGACGAAGCAATTTCAGTTGGTTCATTAGGATACGGTGTTGGATCGTTAACAGAAGAAACTAAATCAGTATTTTCTACTACCGGTCCGGGTGTTGACATTTATGCTGCTGGTGAATATATTATTAGTGCAACTAGTACAACAAACAAATTTAGTGCTCCGAGTTATTATGGTAACGCAAGTTTTAAACAAACTAACATAAGTGGTACAAGTATGGCAAGTCCACAAGTATGTGGATTAGGAGCATTGCATTTACAAGCAAATCCACACTGGACCCCAGCACAACTTAAAGACAGACTAACTAAAGACGCCGAAGCAAGACTGCAAGACGGCGGATTAACAGCATATAGTACACATACAAACATTATGGGCGGCAATAATCGTATTATGTTAAGCCGTTATGCAAATGCTGTACCGTTTAGTAGCAATGTTGCAGGATTAAAGAAACGCTAAATATTAGCACAGGAGATTACACATGAGTATAACAACAATTAATGTAGGTACTATAGCAAATGATAGTACCGGTGACGATCTTCGTCAAGCGTTTGTTAAAGTTAATAATAACTTTGATGAATTAGATGCAAGAGTTGTTCCACAAAACGAAGCAGCAAACTTAGGAGCAGGCACTGGCGTATTTTATTCTAAAGATGGCGCAGTACTAAACTTTAGAAGTTTACTTGCTGGCGATAATGTTGCACTTACTTCAGATGGCACCACTGTTACAATATCTAGTCCAAGTACACTATCAATTGCATCAGACAGCACAGCATTAAATATTTCAGGTGCTAGTAGACAGTTTGGTATTAAAGGTGGACAAAATATTACAACCGTAGTTAGTGCAACTGATGTTAGAGTTGCTATTGATCCAACTGACTTAATTTTCCAAGATACTAATCCAGCCCTTGGCGCAGCACTTAACGCTTCTACGTTTAATATTAATAACGTAGGCACACTAACTGCAACAACTGTAGCTGGAACAACAATTACAGGTGCGCTAACAGGTACAGTAAACGGAGTAGATGTAACTAATCTAAATCGTATAGTTACTAGTGCTGATTATGGCGACACTGGCGGAAATGCTACATCTGGTTTGGAACTATTATTTAGAGCAACTACAATTACATACGGAACAGTAACATCACCAGCAGCAATAGTCTCAGATTACGGTACACTGTAATTTTCGATAAATATGCTATATAGGGAATAGATATATGGCAAACTTTTGGACAAACAATAACGGAGACAGCTTAGGTACCTTGCAAGAGCAAGTTACTATTGCCCCGTTACAACTACCGCTATCACAAGCAAGTGCTACGGTTGCATTAATTAGTGGCAAATTACCTGCAGGGTTAAGGTTATCTAATAATACTATTGTAGGTACTCCGGTAGAAGTTGCAAACGAAACAGTTAGTACATTTGTACTTAGAGCAACATATGATTCACAAATAAGCGACAGGGCTATTAAAATAACAGTCCAGGGTGCAGATGACCCTGTATGGGTTACAGAAGCAGGATTATTAAAAGCAGGTAACGGCGATACTTATTATATACTAGATAGCGCACCTGTTGACTTCCAATTACAAGTTACTGATAGCGACACTAATGCAGGACAGATACTAGAATTTTTTATTCCAAGCAATGGTGGAACCCTTCCACCGGGAATACAGTTAACAAGTGATGGCAGACTAGTTGGTGTAGTTGATCCTATTTTAGCAATACAAAAATCTGTAGGTGGTGGACAATATGATGACGCAGGCTTTGACGCAGGCACTACTTCAGCATACGACTTTAGTGTACCAAGTGCTAACGGCTACGACAGCTTTTATTACGACACAACAATTTACGGCCTAAATACTCCGACTCGCTCTCCTAAAAAACTAAATCGGTTTTACGAGTTTGTAGTTAGTGTAAATGACGGCGATTCAATTTCAAGTAGAACTTTTAAATTATATGTTGTTGGTGATGACTTCTTTAGATCAGATACAACTGTTATGCAAGTTGGCACTGGAATCTTTAGTGCAGACAACACACACATCAGAGTACCAATTTGGTTAACTCCAAGAGACTTTGGTTACAGGCGAGCAGACAATTATGTTACGCTAGTACTTGATGTAATTGACCCTAACACATTAGCCGGAGTAGTTAGTTATTACAAGACAGCAGCCAATGATGATGGAAGTAACAGTATACTTCCTCCAGGATTAACCCTAGACACTACCACAGGAGAGATTGCAGGTAGAGTTCCATATCAGCCAGCAATAACACGAGAATATAAATTTACTGTTGCTGCAAAGCGCATCGGGTATGATATTGATACCGTACAATTAATAGAATATATGTACGAAGGTGCAAATATTGGTATAGCACAGCTTAAAGTAAGTAAGTTTGACAAATATTCAGCTTATGTTATTGGTAAGGAATTTACAGTTGCAGGCGAAACATATTCTGTTACTAGTATTAATACAAGTAATGTATTATATGATGTTCTAACATTAAACAGAGCTGTTGTTTCTATCTTTACTAAGGGCATTAGTATTAACTTTGGTACTATTGCTATTACTGAATTAGAAGAAGCGGTCAGTAAAAAGACATTTGTTATAAAACTATTGGGTGAAGTAGATTCAACTATTGCGTATACTACACCTAGTAACTTAGGATCGTTTAATGCAAACTATATTAGTACTCTTTCTGTTGTTGCAACAACAACTGTTCCGGCAGCTATATTACTTTATAATGTAACAGCAGGCACGTTGCCGCCAGGGATAACATTATCGTTATCCGGAGAACTAATTGGTAAAGTAAGAAGCTTTGGCACAGAATCAAATCCTGGACTTACTGTATTTGACAATCAACAAATGCAGTTAGACGGAAATACTACTTCACTTGATCGTACATATAAGTTTACTATTAAAGCGCAGGATCAATTTGGATTTAGTGCAATCGAAAAACAGTTCAGCATTAAGTTAGCTGATCCTGATAATAAACAATATAGTAATGTGTTTATGCGACCGTTGTTGCCAACCGCCCAACGTACTTCATTTATTAACTTTGTAAATGATGCAGAAATATTCCTTCCAGAATATCTATATAGACCAGACGATGTTAACTTTGGTGTACAAACTAAGATTAACATTCTTGCTTATGCAGGTATCGAAGCAAAAACATTAGACTACTTTGTGGCCGCGGCGGCTAAGAATCATAAAAGACGTAATCTTACAATTGGTAAAGTGAAAACAGCAGTTGCACTGGCACCTGGTACAAAAAATACAGTATACGAAGTTGTATACTTAGAAGTTATTGATCCGCAACAGTCTACTAAGAAAAATAAAAAAGTTGCTAAACAAATTCAAATTAAGAATACCGAAAAAGTAACAGTTGACAGTGCAAGATTTCAAACCGAAGCTGCAAGTTATTATACTTTGGATGACTTATACAACAGTCAATTTGCTGAAGTTAGTGTTTCTACCAGACAAGCAGGCGATATTAGAGTCCAATGGATTGATATGTTTCCTATAACTAGTAGAGCAGGCGTACTTAATCTTCCTGCTACAAGTTCATTAGAAATAATTAGCCGTGATGGCACTTCTTTGAATATACCATTTACACCGGGAATTATTGAAAGCAATAAACTTAGATCAAACCCAACAAATGTTCTTACAGTTGATAGTAATGCTATAACAGTTGACGGAACAAATGATACAACACGATATATATCTAACTTAACACATATGAGAGATAATATAAAAGCAATAGGCGAAACTGAAAAGAACTTTTTACCGTTATGGATGAGATCTTCACAGGCAGACACTGTAACTGAATTAGGATTTGTTAACGCTATTCCGTTATGTTACTGCAAGCCTGGCACAGCAAAAATAATTGCAAACACTATTGATTTTAATGGAATTGACTTTAAACAATATGAATTAGATGTTGATAGATATGTTATTGATAATTCAGAAGGCGTTTCAGAAGAACAGTATGTTGTATTCGCAAATTACGAATTTAACACTTAACAAAGCTAAATATGAATACAGGAGAAAAATAAAATGGCAAGTACAATTAGTACAGTAGGATTCAACGCTGCTTTTCCAGTAGCAGGAGTAGACAACGATAGTCAAGGCTTTCGTACAAACTTCAATGTAACTAAAGTAGGGTTAGAGCAAGCAGCAACGGAAGTTTCTGCACTACAAGCAACAACAGCAAAATTAAATGCAACTAACGACTTTAATGGCAGTGTAATTAGTGAAGCTAAACTTCAAAAGAATACCGAAACTGTATATTCCAATGCAGCACGAGCAGGTGCTTGGCCTGTTGATTGGGAGCAAGGACATTACCAAACACTACAAGCAACTGGCACATTAACAGCAACAATTACAAACTTTCCAGCAAGTGGTGTAATGGGCAGAATGCGTTTACAATTAACCGGTAATGGCTCAGCTTGGGTTATTACCTTAGCAAGCGCAACTGGCTCAATTATGACTGACGCTAATGCTGCTTGGACAGGTGATACACTTACTGTCAACAGTGCAGATGAGCCTGTTATCATTGACTTATGGACCATTAATGGCGGTACAACAGTATTTGCTAACTATGTAGGCGTATTTGCTTAATGTTTAATCCGCTAGTTGATAGTTTTGCAGACCTAAGTGACGCTGAAGTAGAAAATAAATCTATTGAACTTCAGCGTAAATACTTCATGACGCATAATCCTCAAGTACAAGAACAAATTGCTGCGATACTAGACATGTATCAACAAGAAAATAGCTCAAGACGGGCAAAGCAATATCAAAAACAACAAGAACAAAATGGCGAAAAAGGACTTGACAGTTTAATAAATATAAGTTAAACTGTATACATGCTTATAAAAACAGACGAACTCGGTATTCCACGATTTACAAATAAAGACCTAGTTGACATGATCTATACTGGTCACGTCGACAAGTGTCATGTTGTATTGTGTGATCCAAGTGATAATGTAGACAAGTTTAATGCAGCAATGCGAAAACAATACCTGCCTGAGCTTAAACAATATATTCCATTAGATGTAGATCAAAAAGACTTTGATAATGCACTACAGTCTGAATGGTTCATGCCTGATGAATATAAAGAGCTTGATGTAGTACGTTTTTTAAACAATAGAGAACTTACTCACACACAAAGAGACCGTGTTCGAGAAGAACTACATGAATTTACTGAGCGTGGTATGTTACCACTATTACGTTATATGTGCTATCTTGTAGATTTTATGCGTGAAAATAACATTGTTTGGGGTGTAGGACGTGGTAGTAGTGTAGCAAGTTATGTGCTATACTTAATAGGTGTACATAAAATTGATTCAATCCAGTATGACCTGGACTGGACCGAGTTCCTGAGATAAGTAATACTATAACTAAAAGGAGGCTATTAACATGGCAATGAAACAACCAGGACGCATAGTCCACAGAAGTGCTAACGGCAAGGCCGTTGATATGGATATGTTACGTCAGCGTAATGAATTAACTCCGGCAGTAGGTAATGCTAGAGTAAATGCCCGAGGCGATGAATTAGGTGCAGGTGGAAGGATTGTTCGTAAGAAAGAAGATCTTCTCAAAGACTATTATGCAGCAGCCGAAGGTATGCAGGAAGAACAACCTGTAGCAAAAGGACAACCTACAGAAGCAGAAGCAGCTGAATGGGAAGAAGATGACGACGGAAATTTTGTACAAAAAGGTAACTAATAAATGGCGTTAAACTTAAACACAATCAAAGGTACACCGAGAGCAGTAGGCGATCGAACACTTGTAACAGATATGTTTTTTGGAGAACAAAAAACAGCAGGCGGTCTTATCATTAAAGATGACGATGGCACTACACGAGGAATTTATCCGCGTTGGGCCAAAGTTTATTCTAAAGGTCCACAGAATAAAGAAGTGTTTGAAGTCGGACACTGGATTCTTGTAGAACACGGTCGATGGACTCGTGCAATGACCATAGATACTCCAGAAGGAGAAATTGAAGTTCGTATGGTAGAAACTGATAGTATATTTGGCTACTCAGAAGAGAAACCAAATGATATCTATATTGGTGCGGAATATACAGACGGCCAACATGCTACCGTTGATCCAAGTGCATTTGTAAATTCATCAGGAGCATTAGCACAGTGACCAATACATTCAAGGACATTGACACATTTGCTACAGCATGTGATCAACCGCCTAGTGAAGCAAACTACGAGATGTATCTTGATCTAATAGATGAGGAGTATATTGAACTTCAAAAAGCACTTAGAACACATGACAAAGTAGAACAACTAGATGCCCTAGTTGATATCTTAGTTGTTACTATGGGAGCAATCCGTGCAGCAGGTTGGGACGGAGAAGCGGCTTGGAAAGAAGTGATGAACACTAACTTTGCAAAGATTGACCCAGACACAGGCAAAGTAATTAAACGTGAAGACGGCAAGGTACTAAAGCCGGAAGGCTGGAAGGCTCCTGAGCTTTCACAGTTTGTATTAACTACTGGCTTACTCGACAAATAAAGTAAAAACTACTTGACTCCTTAGTTACTGTATGCTATAATAGTGTATAATGTAATTAAGGAGTTTTCTTTTGGCAACACACGGCACAATTGACTTAGAAACTATTGATACTAGTCCGTCAGCAACTGTCCTATCACTAGGTGCAGTTAAATTTAATCCGCTGAACGATAGCGAACCACACTCTGAGTTGTATCTTAAAATTAATATTGATGAACAAGATACACTAGGACGTACTGCAAGTGACAGCACTATTGAATGGTGGGGCAAACAAGATCCAAAGATCATGGAAGAAGCCTTTGACCAAACTGGTGCTGTTAGCGTAGATGAAGCTCTACGTCAAATTAGCAAGTGGGTCGTTGGTATTGATACATTATGGGGACAAGGATATGGTTTTGACTATACCATACTAGAAGACATGTTCCGCCGCGCTGCAAAGCCGATTCCGTGGAACTTTTGGATTATACGGGATTCTAGGACCCTTTTTGGATGTTGTGAAAGCGATCCACGTAAAGGAATGCAAAGCAATTTACACAATGCATTAGCCGATGCATATTTTCAATCAAAAGCAATTCAAATTGCTTACAACCAGTTAGGACTTAAACGATGAATCCTCCACCAAGAGAACAAAATCAACACGATAAAGATGTAGAAGAATTTTTAGCCAAAGGCGGCGAAATACAAAAGTTTGGATACGGAGAAAGAACTGAAAATCTTGAAACTGCTTATAGCTTTTATGGCAGACGTAAGAAACCTGCTGCTACTGCTGATGCTAAGAAGCCAGCTAAGAAGAAATAACAATGTTGACAAATAATGTTAAACGTGTTAAAGTAAGTGACATGTTAGATGATGATAGTGATATCATGAACGAGCTAGCAGATAAATTTGAACAACAATACGGAGAAGAACTTGAAAGAATTATGGGTAGAGAAGTACCGACCGAAGACAGTTGACGGTTATGTGTTCCGAGACGAAGCACAAAGAAAACAAGTAAAGACTTGGATTGCAGACAAAAGTATTCCGCATTTATTGTTTAGTGGCGCTGCTGGCATTGGTAAGACAACGTTAGCTAAACTATTATTTAATGAACTAGATCTTAATCCGTTAGATATTTTAGAAATTAACGCATCACGCACAAACAGTGTAGAAGACGTTCGTAATAAAATTGTTAATTTTGTACAAATGATTCCGTTTGGTGACTTTAAAGTTGTACTACTAGATGAGGCTGATTACTTGTCGCCTAACGCACAAGCAGCACTACGTGGTGTGATGGAAGAGTATCACACAACAGCAAGATTTGTTTTGACATGTAATTATGAGAACAGAATTATTCCTGCTATTCATAGTCGTTGTCAAGGCTTTCATATTGCCAAGGTTGATCAAACAGAGTTTACAGCAAGAGTTGCAACTATTCTTATTACAGAAGGCATTACTCCAGACTTAGATATTCTTGATACATATGTTAAAGCAACATATCCAGACTTACGTAAGTGTATAAATATGTGTCAGATGAATGTACAAGAAGGCAGCTTGCTTCGTCCTAATGAAGGTGACACTGGCAATAGTGACTGGAAGCTAGATATGGTTGAGTTGTTTAAGCAAGGCAAAATTAACGATGCACGTAAACTACTTTGTGGTTCAGTTCGACCAGAAGAGATGGAAGAGATCTATCGCTGGCTTTATGACAACATTGAATTGTTTGGTGACGATGCACAGCAAGATGCAGCAGTATTAACTATTAAACAAGGACTAGTAGATCATGCACTAGTTGCCGATGCTGAAATTAATTTAGCAGCAACGTTAATTAGACTTGGGAGAATTTAAAATATGACATATTTGGTTAATGACAATTGTATTAAATGTAAGCACATGGACTGTGTATCAGTCTGTCCAGTTGACTGTTTTTACGAAGGTGAGAACATGTTAGTTATTAACCCAGATGAATGTATTGACTGCGGAGTATGTGAACCAGAATGTCCGGTTGATGCAATTTTAGCAGATAATGCATTTTCATCTCCTGACGAAGCAATTCGATGGGAAGAAATTAATCGAGAATACAGTTTAATTTGGCCTGTTATTACACAAGTGCGACCAGAGGATGTTCCAACGGATGCTGCTGAATGGGATAACGTTCCTAATAAATTTGAAGACCATTTTAACCCAGCACCCGGAAAGGGCGACTAATGTTTAGTAAACAATGTAAACTACATCTCAAAAATACAAATATGACGGCTATGCAACATATGTTGCATGCTCTTAAAATTGCATTACAATTACAACTGCTAGTACCAGCAATTATTATACACAGTGTTGCTCCTAGAGTATTTACTACTATAGCAAGCGATACTATGAAAAGGATATTAGATGACAATCAAAGCAATTCTAGCATGTGATGACTACGGCGGCG